AGGGGAATAAATGAAACGGGTGCGGCAAAAGATATAGCCGGAAGAGTCAGAAAAACATTAGATAAAGTATACAATAATCTGGACGAAAAGGATAGAAGATTAGTTGATGACTACATCATCGGTAAATCAGATGCCTTGCCTTCAAGTGCTATAAATCTAAAGGACACCATTGATGAATCCAGAGGTCTAATTAGTGATGCCGCCGGTAAGATATTGAAGTTAAGCGATGAAGGCATCATTGACTTGGATGATGGATTCGTAGCAGCCATAAGAAGAAGTATAGATGACGGAAGTTACCTGACTAGAGAATACAGGTTCTATGAGGATGCAAAGTATAGGCCATCTCAAGCGTCCGAAGAAAAACTTCGTCAATCATTTATTCGAGCACTAAAGAAAGAAGGGGAGAAAAACCCCGAGGCTGAAGCGGATCGAATCATCCAGAACTATTATGCTAGCCGTAAGGTTTCTGATAGCGTCAAGCAGGGTATGGATGTGCTTGTTGAGAACAACAAAGTATTTAAGCAAAGAAAGGCACTGGACAAAGAATTGCGAGAGTTTCTCGGGGAATACAAAACGCCCGGTGAAAAATTCTATGGCACAATATCAAGGCTGGGCAGGATTGCTGCTGACCAGAGTGCCGCATCTAATGTCGCCAAGGATTTAAGACTATCTGGTTTAGCTGTTAGGCTGAATGAAATACCTGCCAATATGAGAGGGGATTTCAATCCGCTTAAAATAAATAATAAAGTAATTAAACAAAACATTGGGGATCAAAGGGAGCCATTGTATGCTCTCAAAGAAACACAGAACTCCATTGACCAGCTATATGGTAGCCGTATTACACGGGATACAAACCTGCTAGTAGAAAATGCTATAACCAAGTTAATCAGCACGACGACTGGCTTGACTAAGTTTGCCGCGGTTCCATTAGCACCAGCGGCTTATTCTCCTCAGATTTTTGCAAATGCTTTTGGTATTCTCGGTCAAGGTATGAACCCATTCCGAGGCTTTGGAAGAGGTCTTACTGTTGCTGGAAATGAAATCTTTGGCAAGGGATTGACCCTTAGGCAAATGAATGAATACAAGAGCCTAGGCTTGGTGGACAAGAATGTTTTTGTAAGCGATATTCGTAATGCTTTCGACAAGGGGTTCAGTTTGTTACCCAGTAATAAGGCGGGAAGAGCCGTTGGTCTTTCAGCAAAAAAGATAGGTCAATTCTATAGTGCAATAGATACAGCCAATCGTATATCCGTATTTGAAAACTATAAGGTTCAACTCGGGAAGTTAATAACAGGTGTCAATGACCCCAAGAGTTTGAACTATCTTGATCCGGCAACCTTTAATAGACTGGCGGCTGAGTTAACTAACTCCACTTACCAGAACTATGATCGTATATCTCCTTCGCTTAGGCACTTATCCAGGCTGGGTTTCTTAAATGAGTTCGTATCATTCCTGTTGGAGTTCACTAGAACTACCTTTAATCAAGCTAGACTAGGAAAGTCACTCATCAATGGCTCTTTTGCCAATAAGATGAAGAGCGAATACGGAGTCAACGTAAACAAAGGTTACGCTTTTTTCCAGGGGACAAAGAGACTAGCGTTTTTGTCAGGAACCTTAGGAGCAGCCACGGTTGGTATCGCTGCTTGGAACAAGTCAAATGGGTTTGATGATAAGAAAGTCAGGGCCATCAAGGAAACAGTTGCTTTTGATTGGGATGACACCAGTGCATTAGTCATACAGGACCTAGGCGATCAAAAGGTAGGTCTAGTTAATATGGGTTACAGAATGCCGATAGCCGACTTAACTACAATCTTTGAAGCGGCATTAGGCACCGGAACTTATACTGAAGCTGGCTCTAGAATTTTTGGAGCAGTGGCTGATAAATTTTTCGGAAGGGGGACAATAAATGCAACGAACTTCTTTAACGCCATTCAGAACATTGACCCAGATACAGGTGAAAAAATATCTAAATCCCCCAATAGATTAGATAATATAATAGATCAGGCAACTTTTTACGCAACAGAAAGTTTTAAGCCGGGATTTGCTAGAGATATTGAAAAGTGGGATGATAGAACCGCTGGAGAAAAAGGTGCTAGATATTTGTTGGGGGAAAGAAAGGTTAACATTTCTTTTACTGATGGTGCCCGTATGAAATTTAATAACGCACAGGACAGAATAAGGGGGCTAAGAAATCAGTATTCCGGTGAAGTGCGAAAGGCGGATGATATAGCATCAGTCTATCAAAAGAATAACGATACCTATAAAGCCAACATCGAAGAAATGGTTAAGCACATAGATAATCTAAGAATCCTGGGCGTAAGTAATGAGGACATATTTAACACACTACCTAAAAATCTTTCTAAAAATGTAAAGATTGCTGCCCTTCAGGGATTAGTTCTGGATATGCCAGTTGCCGTTTCAATAAAAGGAAACAGGCTCGAACAAACAAAGCGGTATATAGAACTTATTGAAAAGATGCCTCGTGATCTTGCTACTAAAATGCTTAAGCAAGAAGTTAGCTCAAAGAAAATAAATAGAGCGCAGTTAAATACTATAGTTAATGCTATTAAGTTAAAGAGTGCCCTATAAAAAAGCCCCATCCCCCGCAACCAAGAAGGGGATGAGGCTAACTATGAATGAGGCGTAAAGAAGGTGGAACTACTAACAACCACCCGCCGGGATTACTCCTTGGGCTTGCCTCTTTCAATCATTATACATCACCGGATTCAAGGAACTCCTTGAGCTTTCGCTTCTCGTCCTGCAATAGCTTTCGTTGCTCCTCCATTCTCTCTATCCTGTAGGATAGGGTCCTGGATTCGTGACGAATCATTTCTATTTGCGTCTGAATCCTTTCGATGTTTTCTTTAGGTATTGGCATAAAGTAAAGATGTATTTGTTTTTAGAAATGAATACATTGAAAATTAAATTGTCAACCGTTTATCGCTTTAGTATCAACGATCGTTGCGTCCTTGTTGTAAAGGTATCCAGTCATTTTGTTGACTGTCTGAGTTCTGTCGAAGTCAGTCTGCCAAGGCATCTTCCTGCTGTGAAACCTGAAGTCGTAGTCCTGCCTAATCAATTTAGATATATTCCAAATATAAAGCATTAGCTCGAACTCGTTCACGTATATGAAGTCCTTCTTCACGGATTCCGCTAGTCCTATGTTGGTGTCCAGCTTTAACTGCTCAATGATCCAAGGATCGTAGGCCTTCCGCCTGGACTTGATTTCAAATAGGTAGTTGTCATTCTCATAATCAAAGGAACTGAACTGATCCTCAGCCTTGATTAGTTTGCTGATGCCAGTAAAGGCTAGCATTATTTGTTCTGATACTTGTGCTTCTGTCATTACTCGAACCTCCCTATGCAGTGATAAAATTTAAACAGGCCGCCGATGTCTCGTTGACCTTCTCGATTCTTGGCTATCTCGTAATACATCTTAGTATAAGGACCCCTGCTATCTGCCTCCTTGGAGGATTCAAAGTCACCCTCGGCTGGATACATTAGTAACACGATGTCCGCATCGTTCTCGATGTCCCCGGAATCCTTGAGGTCATACAGCTTGAGCTTACCGTTCTTGGCACCCTCTCGATTGACCTGCGCCAGTAGTATAACGGCTATATTAAGATCAATAGCCATCTGCTTTATCTTGTGAGAGATGTCAGCTATACCTTCAGCCTTACCCATCCTTGAAGAAAAGGGAATGAGTTGTAGGTAATCAATGACTAGCAACTTTACTCCGTATTTATTTACGAACTGCCTGGTCTGACTGCACAGATCGTCGGCACTCTTGACCGCGTGAGATGTATAAATGGGTAGCTCGGACAGGGAGTTGACGGTATCCGTAACCCTTTTCATTTGAGCATTAGTAGCTACGTTCTCTTCTACGCTACGGATGTTTACTCCTGACATCACTTGAGTCAGACGTTTCGTCAACTGCTTCTGTGGCATCTCTAGTGAGAAGATACCGCAGTTATGTCCACCCTTAGTGACAGCCTGTAGTGCTATGTATAGGGCTAGTGCGGACTTACCGCAGGATGTTGGGGCAGCAATGGTCATAACCTCGCCCGCGGCTATGCCTCGATTGCCTAAGTAATCATCCAGCTTATTGGTGTGAGTCTTTACAACATCGGGTTCGTATTCCCCGGACTGCATCTTTTTAATGTCATCAAGTAACTCCTTCGCGGAGTCCCCAATCTTTACCCTAGCTTGGCTGAGCAACGGTTTAGACAATATGGTGTTCTCCAGCTCGGAACGAATCTCGTCGTAGCCCTTTGTCTCGGACTCAACTTCCTCAACGGCTAGCCTACAGGAACGCATAAGCTCCCTGAGCCTGGCCTTCTCTGCTACGATGTGTGCGAAGTAAGAGGCTTGAGCGGGGGTAGAAGCCTTGTCGCAGATGGACAGTAGCCCAGCTATGCCTCCGACCTCATCAACTCCTCTGAGGGTCTTCAGGTGCTCCAGAACGGACACGTCATTCAAGGGCTTGCCTTGAAGTGCTAGTGCGCCGATTGTTTGGAATAGTAGTTCGCATCTCTGCAAATAAAAATCGCCCGACTGGACGACTTGAGCAACGGAATCGTAGACTGATGTATTATCTTCTAGTAAACAAGATGCAATTAATCCTTCCTCCGCCTCAGCATTATGTGGTTGCTGATGGACCAGTAGTTCCAATTCGTCTTGATTCATTCTCAACTGTGGACAAAAGAGAGCGAAGCAATTGACCTAAAGCGTTGTGCTTTATTCTTATTTCTTTAGGTAATTTCAGGGCATCAATCTCGCTGTGAATGCTTAGGGATACCTCTGCGGCTTCTATAATTTTTGTCATTTTTTGTTAGTATATTTGTGAAGTTAAGAACACTTGAACCCCCCGCCGGTTTGCGGAGAGCCAAGCATTCTAGCACAAGGACTTACTTCTTCTCTTCTCTTTCGAGCATCCCTATGGCTATCAATGAGTAGCCAATTAGGTCACGAAAGATATCCTTGGATTGGTCGCCTTTGGTGGTAACTTGGAGCGACCCATCTGAACAGAAAGCCTTAGCTCTCTGGAATTTGTCCTGCATACGGATGCAGATACCTGTAAGGGGATGAACGCCGAACTCAGTAGAAGCGTCAAAGTTAGCGAAGGGGTTATCGCAAGTCTTGCCACCCGTGTAATCCGAGTTCTTGTTAGCGGTCATCGCTAGGATGTCATCCATCTCTTCGGAGCGGAACTTATCCCACCACCCTTTGTCAAAGTCCGCCATCCTTAGAAGGGGGAGTCATCACTCGTTGGCGCACTTGCTCCGACTGGAGCATTGGTAGTAGCGTTTGCGGGTGCATCAGCGGAGTTAACCGCTAGTGACATAAAAGATAGACCGCTCTTAGCGACCTTCTTCCATCCTTTGAGGTAGTAGGTCTTACCCTCTACGTCAATCTTCCCGTTGTAATCAGGTTGATTGGGTTTTTCTTTACGGTCATTCACGAAGAATGTTCCGGTGTTTGTGTTATCGTATTCAGCCATAGTTATTATTGGTTGGTTAGAATTCAGTTGATGTAACAACTGGTAGAGATTTCAACTTGCCGTGTTTGTTAGTGGCATCGGAGTCCTTCGTATCGTCGATAGCAAATAGTCCATTGAGGGAATACTTGCGAGCATAAGAACTGGCGGAGCCGGTTATCTGTGCATCGTCCATACCCTTCTTTGTTTCCGCCTCCCTGGCGTAGGCACTTGCTTCGCTGACAGTATCACCGTGGGATTCGGTTACTGTTGATGTGGACTTAACGTATACTCTGCCACCTACCTCAACGACTTCATCGCTGACTGTGAGGAAACAATTGTATTTGTTCAATAAAGGCTTAACGGCCTCTAGTATATCTTCGGCGGACCTGTAAGAGTATCCTCCGAATTTATTAGTCTGTCCCTTGGGAGCCTTGAGCTCACTCTGGATGGACTGCATTATCTTTACTGTGTTATCTTTGGTCATAGTGGTTTTTAGTTAGTTCACGATACAGTTTGCATCGCTCTTTTGCATTGGAGCAGGACTCAAGTTCTTTCTTGGTCGCCCCTATAACTTTTAATTCAACAACCTGTTCAGCAGCTGTCAATGAATTTTTAAATTTTTTCGTAAGTTGTATAAGTCCAACGGGGTGAAGGACATCCAAGGTTTCCTGTTCGAGGTATGCAGCCATAGCATCGAGGACACCAGGCAAATGTTCCTTGTCACCCTTGCACATTCTCAGATAGAAGTTCTCTACCTTACCAAGTAAACTGTTTGCTTGTCTGGATATAACGCCACGAACCATCCCGGTCTGGTGGTCGTGGTCAAGAACCCAATCGTCTTTCTTCGAGGCTAGGATAGGACAGCACAATGGTTTGTTCTGTTCTCTGAATTCTTTTATTTTACTCTGAGGAAGATACGTCATATTTTTTCATCCATTCTCTTATACTTTTTTCTGCTACGCCACCTAGTTCAGATTGAATTGACTTGTATGTCAAGCCCTGCTTTC